TTCGGCAGTAGTTGCAAATCCATCAGTGTCAAGTTCATCCACTTCAACACTCCACGGTTTGATACCAGTATCCAAATCACCACTGTCAACATAAGACATAGCAGGAGCAATACCAACTGCGGCAGGTTGAGGAGTTACTGCTGGAACTATTGCGGTAATCTCTACGGCAGTCCTTCCGTTAGTATTCAAATCAATCGTTTCACCATCAAGGTTCATTGCACCACTTGAACCAATTTTCAGTGTTGCGTTAGAATCCATAACCATTGCACCAGTAGATGCAAGAGTATATGTTCCTTCTGTAATAAAGGAAGAGTTACCAGTAATCTGTGTTGCAAAAGTTCCATCCACAGACAGTCCATAATTACCATCTACAATAGTATCAATATTACCTAATACAGATGTTGCAAGATTACTTGCAGTTGTGATACGCATATCTTCATCTGATTGAACTAACATCTTTCCAACAGATATCTGTGAGTAGGTTGTTTGTGCAGTTTGTTCTATAGATTCATTTGCAAACATACGAATGTTCTTGCCTGCATGGAAATCAATATTCTTTGCGACATTAAACTTTAGATTCTCATCTACTTGTGCATTCATATCCCCACGAACATATAGATTAGTATCACCATCAACGAATACATTTACATTACCACGAACACGAACTTGTTTGTTGCCATGAACAATCTCATATCCATTACCAACAATTTTAGAAACTCTACTACCGTCTGGATGAATCTCATAAAAGGTTCCGCTTCTATGATACTCATGAATTCTTTCTTTGCCTGGCGTATCATCAAACTCTTTAATGTGACCAGATTCAGTTTCCTTTACATGGTTGTAAGGATACTGGGCACCAAAGTCAGTCTTAGGTTCTCCAGTTAAATCATCAACACTCTCACGTTTCTTTTGAACGACAGGATGTTGGTTACGCAAATCGTTTGCGGCTAGTCTGTTTGTGTCTGGTTCGTTTACCCTACGAGGATAGTAAGAGTTGGGGTCAGAAAAACCAGATAGGTTATTTGTTTTCGAAACAATTACTTCAATCTCTGCACCTTCTGGTGGGGGAGTATCAAAAATAATTCTTCCAGATTCAATAGTATATGACATTATGCAACTCCCTTCTCTGCTGCAAATTCAGCAAGAGTAATAGAACCGCTTCTTAAATTGGATGGAGGTGTCTTACCAAATGCAGATGGATAGAAGTGTCCGCTATCATTTTCAATTTCATTTACCAAACCAAAAGAAGAGAATGCAGAACGAGCCTTACCTGTATAGTTTGTCACACCTCTGGTTCCATCATCGTAATCACCATTCACATAAATGGTCAAGTCGATTGCAGATGCAAAGTTGTGCCAAGAGTATCCTGGCCTTGCGGCGTATCCACCACGACCAGCATTATAATTGTTTCTAAGTTCTTGTTGTTGTCCTAGTGAACGATATGCATATGAGATGTTGCAATCATAACCGTCTTCACTATTATCTGCGAGAAACTTTTTAACACCGTTTGCAAATCTATCTCTAATCTGTGGTGCAATAGTATTAATCTTGTTTGCAATGTTAGATGCAAAACGAGAAGGAGCAAAGTCCCTTGCAATATAGGAAGTTCCACCAGAGTAATCTGTTTCAGTCAACTCCACATTATTAGGAGATGCGGGCGGAACATTTAATGAAGATTGAACTACACCATTAATTTTTACAAGGACTGTTGTGTCTGTTGTATCAGAGGGTGTGGAAAAGGATGTTGTTGTTCCATCACCTATATGTGTGATAGGAGTTGGAGGAGTGTCGGGAATTCTTTGAGAGGGGTCAAACGTATAAGGAGACTCACCACTAGGAACAGATGTAGGTGGAGAAACGCCAGGCAGGGTTCCCCATACCATAGGTTCTTGCATGAAGTCTGGGTCTCTCCAGAATCCAATAACCCATGTTCCTTCAATAGGCCCTGTGGGTGATGAACCAATACCACCAGTAGACGCACTATTTGTAGGTTGAACACAGAATGCCCATGGTAAGTCTAGAGTAGGTAGTTTGATTTTATCTTCTGTATGATATCCGTATACACGAACACGAACTCTACCCAATTGTTTAGGGTCAGCTCTATCTTCTACTACACCGAACCACCAGACGAAACCATCACGGCCTGCGAAAAAGTTTTGTTGCATGAATAAAATAATCCTCTTATTAAGTCTATTTATGCAAAGACCCAAAGAGGATTATTTAATAGGGATAGAAACCTATACTAGAAGGGAATGGTATCTATTAGGTTAGAACCTTCTTTCCCTGTAATGGTGGTCATCTTTTTTAATATTGCAGTGATTTCATTCTCATTAAGAAATCCCTTAATAGTATCACCTTCTTCAGTAATGCCAGGCAGTTCAACTTGAACATCACCTTTGAATACTGCAATCTCAAACAATCCCTGTTTATTTCCGTATGAAGAATCATTCTTAATAACAGAAATTTCATAGTCATCAAACACCACAAGTGCTTGAATTCCCAAGGGAATATTTGTATTCGTAAATTTTAAATCTTCAAACGTCATGACTCTTACTCCTAATTACACATCATCTTCACTTTTTGGTTACCCACACTATCATAAGAGATAGCAGGCCAACAGGTTCCAATAGAACCCATAACAGACGCACGACTAGTATTAATCTCTACAACTTGTCCTACTTCAACCTTCTTACCAATCGTTTGAGTAACAACCTTATTACTTACCTCTTGTCCAGACATCATAGTCAAAGAGAGTATTCCAGCTAGTAACGTATTGATTTCCATAATATATTTACCTCCGAGTTTTTCCGAGCTTTAAAACGGCTCGCTTTTAGTTTGTATTGTTTTCATAACATATCTCCGAACAACTCCGTTGGTGCGCCCGAGAGGGGTCGAACCTCTAACCTTCTGTTTCGTAGACAGATACTCTATCCATTGAGCTACGGGCGCTCGTTATTCCAAGACCATAACATATATGCGACAACGCATAAACCTATTAAACTAAGAACCATCTGTATATTCCCCAACCATCTACGAGTATGAATGTAGAGTTATGCACAAACATAGGATAGTCTCTGAGTTTAAACCAAAAGTAATAACTTAGAAGAGAGTGTCCAAGTAAAAAAATAAAGAATCCATAACGAGATAACTCCGTATTACTAGAGAGTAACATAGCAGCACACAGAAAAGATAGTGTAGATATCCATTTCAAAGAATCACCCTGTCTCATATAAGTATCACCGTTTTAGTCATAATAAAAAAATCTGTCATATTTTTAGTCCAGTTAAGAGCGAACAAGCCGCTCAGTTTTGAGGGGGGGCTGTTTTGAATCCCTCACAGTTCTAATAGAAACCACTCCCATAAGAACCTACTGAATTTCTTTTATCTACATGAAATAGTTTTCTGTATCTTTATTGCATTTATAGATTATAAAAAGTTTTCCAGCTTTGCCACCCCCCTATTATACCACAGAGTGACTCCCCTGTCAAGGGCTATCAGAACTTTTCTTTTTCTCCGTTAGGCCCTCTCATCTCTAAGATAACATAGGGAACCTTAGTAGACATTGTTACCTTGCCTGCCCAATCACATGCATCATCCCAATTCACAAAGGTCATACTCTCTGTAAGTGTAAGACCCTCTATGATACCAGACAATCCGTATTTCTCATAGGTTACATTAATCATGTGTTATCTGCACTCCATAGTCTATATCATCAAATATCTTATTCAACTCTGCAAGTTTCTCTTTACATTTCATAATAGCGAAACCATTGCCTGGAGTCTTCTTCTTTATTTTTTGTAATGATAACAACATGTTAGAGAAGAACTCATGTTGTTGTTGTAATTGTGTAATATATTCCATCACTCTCTCCTATAGACCAGCACACTTAGCTAACATTGTCAACATAATAAACGTAAAGATACCAAACAGTATTAACCCTCTCATTAGGCAATACCTCTTAGTAACCTCTGCATATCTTTATCAGCAAAGTCACCCTTACTGCACCAGTTACGCATCGCAGAACACTCAGTCTGATTCTCTAGACATTGGTTCATCAAAGGACAAGTATCACAAGGACACTCTCTCTTAGATACACAACCATATACCTCTTCAACCTTTACAGGAGCATCAGGGTCTCTATAACCTTTACCGTTATAACTCTCCATATCCCACCAAATCATTTCCATAATATATCCTCTCTGTTATTAATTAATCTTATCACCCAACCCAACATAGCTAGTATACCACAATGAAACTCTATGTCAAGGGCTTTTTTCACTTTTTTTTAATTATTTTCGAGCCAATACTGCATTTGCATCAAACACAGAGAAGTAGATAGGCATAGGACGCATCTTACCATCCTCATCTTCCTTCTGTTTGTTCTTAGAGAACCGCACTAGCGTAGCACAAGCCTTCAATCCCTTCATCTTCTTACCAGAGACACCTAAGTCCTTAATGGCCTGCTTGAAGGTCACTACAGCGTCTACATCGGCCGCCGCAAGGGTGGCTGCATTGTTACCTGTATACTCATACTTGGTTACATAGTTCATCATAATTAACTCTCCTTTGTTCACTCTATACTTACAGTATACCTGTTTTCATAGCATATGTCAAGGGCAAAAGCCAAAAAAAATAAAAATAATTTAGTTCTTGACAAATAAAAAGCCCTTATAAATCAAGGGCTTCAGAGGGGTGCGACAAGATGGGCCAAAAATAATTTACTTGACTGCCGCAAATA